TTTTCATAAGCATTTCAATCGTGACTCTTCTGCAGCGATCAGCGATGTGCCTATTGCAACCAAATCAACGACATCATTGAAGGAGAAATACAGAATGGAATTAACGACTTTTTGGAAGAGAAACAGGAAAAAGAAAAGGATCAGGGATTGGGTTTTGTCACTTCAGAAGAAGCAAAACAACTTAAAGTCAAAGTCTTTAAAGACGAAGTTGACAAAATAATGAAGCAATATAAAAAACTTAAGAAAAATCAAAAGTCAAATCTATCCCAAATAAAAAGATTGGGATTGGTTGATAAAAATGGGAGGCCACTCTAATGGACAGAGAAAAGTTAAAGGTTATGATCAAGGACTTGAAAAATGTTGTAAATGCGTTAGAATGTGAAATATACTCTGATGAAGAGTCATATAAAATAAATCTAGACTATGACGAAATCGTCAATCACATTACAGATTATGATGAAGTATTTGAGGATGATGACGGGTAACAGTGATGACCCCCGTTATTCAGAAGAGAAGTTACTTTTAAGAGCAGCTTGTTTTCGATGTCTTACACATCACTTAGAGGAACATACAAGAGCCGTGTATGAGTTCGCTACCATATGGTGTGAAGAACATGATAATGTAGGTGGAATTGAACAAGGATTTCAAAACTATCTAAGGTCATACGCAGAAAAAGCTTATGAAAAAAGTTAAATTAGTATCAGTTACACCTGATGCAGAAAAAACAATGGCATACATTGCCAGAGTATCTAATCCAAACAATCAAGAAAATGAAAACTTCTCTGGATTGTTGAGGTATTGTATTGAACATGAACACTGGTCTGTGTTTGAACAATCATCAATGACTTTAGAGATTGAGACAACTCGTGCAATTGCAGCACAGATACTGAGACATCGCTCATTTACATTTCAAGAGTTTTCTCAAAGGTATGCGAAGAGTAATGAACTTGGAGAGATTGAACTTCCAGACTTGAGAAGACAGGATAAAAAGAATCGTCAAAATAGTATTGACGATCTTGATCCCTTTGTACGTCAGAAGTTAGAGGCTCAAATGATCACTCTCTTTAGTTCTGCACAATCATTATATAATCAAATGATTGAAGAGGGTGTTGCAAAAGAATGTGCAAGAATGGTTCTGCCATTATGCACACCAACAAGAATCTACATGACAGGTTCTTGCCGTTCTTGGATACATTATATTAATCTAAGATCTGCACATGGAACACAAAAGGAACACATGGAAATAGCAGAAGAATGTCGTTCAGTATTTACCGAACAGTTCCCTGTTGTATCTGAAGCTCTTGAGTGGATCTAAATAATATTACAAAACGTTAAAACTTATGCCTACATATCCTGTTGTTAACAAAGAAACTGGAGAAAAAAAAGAATTATCAATGAGTATGCTTGAATATTCCTCATGGAGAAATGAAAATCCAGAGTGGGATAAAGATTGGTCTGAAGGATGCGCTGGTCTTGGAGAAGTTGGTGAATGGAAAGACAAACTTATCACCAAAAATCCTGGCTGGAATGATGTTTTACATAAAGCATCCAAGTCTCCTGGCTCTAGAGTTACCAAGATAAACAAGTAATGGCAAGAAAAAAAGATTCTCCTATCGGAGTAGGAATGACCGCTAAACAGATGAAGAGAAAACGCCCCATTAATTCGGATCTCTTAAACAAGATCGAACCGATTACAGATAACCAAAAGACACTCTTTGAAAGTTACAAAGAGGGTAAAAATATTTTTGCATATGGTGCTGCTGGAACAGGTAAGACTTTTGCTGCACTGTATCTTGCGTTGAAAGATGTTCTCGATCAACACACACCATACAATCAACTTTATATTGTAAGATCCCTTGTCTCTACAAGAGAGATTGGTTTCTTGCCTGGCGATCACGAAGACAAGTCTTTCTTGTATCAGATACCATATAAAAACATGGTGAAGTATATGTTTCAGATGCCATCTGATGCAGACTTTGAAATGTTATATGGTAATTTAAAACAACAAGACTCTATCAAGTTCTGGAGTACATCATTCATTCGTGGAACAACTATCGATCAGGCGATTGTGTTAGTGGATGAGTCACAAAACTTGAATTTTCATGAATTAGATAGTATAATAACAAGAGTAGGAGAGGATGCTAAAATTATTTTCTGTGGTGATGCAAGTCAAACAGACTTACTAAAAACCAATGAGAAGAACGGTATTCTTGACTTCATGAAGATAATCGAACAAATGCCTGAAGACTTTGCAATGATCGAATTTGGTATCAATGACATCGTTCGTTCTGGACTTGTAAGAGAATATCTTGTCCGCAAAATGGCCATGGGTATGTAATGTTTATTGTTGAAAATCACTTAGGTGATTTAGAGTTAGAGAAAAAAGAGACTGACGGACTTCGCCTATATAAGTTACCCAGCAATGATTGGGTTCCTTCTATCACCTCTGTTACCAGTTTCTATAATCGAGAGGTGTTTCGTGAATGGAGAAAGAGAGTCGGAAATGAAGAAGCAGATCGTGTCACAAGAGAGGCAACTCGACGTGGTACGGACTTTCATGAAGCTGCACAAGCATATCTTGAAAATAAAGAGTTAGTTTGGGATGATTATCAACCACTGACTCAGTTCATGTTTCATAGTGCGAAGTCTAGTCTTGATAAAATTGGAAAGATTCACGCAATAGAACGCACACTTTATTCTGAATATCTTGGTCTGGCAGGAAGAGTTGATTGTATCGCCGAATATGAGGGCGAACTCGCTGTCATTGATTTTAAGACCTCGAAAAAAATCAAACCAGAAGAATGGATTGAACAATATTTTGTTCAAGAGGTTGCATATGCCTGTATGTATTATGAACTGACTGGTATTCCTGTTCAAAAACTTATCACAATCATGGTAACACCAAACGGTGAAGTTCATGTTTACGATAAGAGAAACAAAAGTGACTACATTAAATTACTTGTGAAATATGTTAAAAACTTTATCGAAAACCGAATGGTGGTTAATGGGTGACATCAACAAAGCACTTAAAGAAAAATTTCTATGTTCAGCGCAGTTTGCACAGGACATAGAGGCTATTGTCAAGGATGACAATTTAGGTTATATTGATGCTATCGTACATTATTGTGAACAAAATGCCATTGACGTTGAATCAGTTCCCAAACTCATTTCAAAACCACTTAAGGAGAAGTTGAAATGGGAAGCTACGGAACTCAACTTTCTAAAACGTACCTCAAGAGCAAAACTGCCCTTATGACTGGTTTTGATTGCTACAGAACTTATCTAGCATTCAAGAATCATTTTACGAAGGATAACTTTGATTATTTTAAGTATGGTGGTAAAACAAACGCAACCACCACATCATTTAATAAGAGAAAGGACAAATATTTTTTTGAAAAGATGTCTCGTCAGAAAAAAGATGAGGATATTGTAGATTATTTCACTGCTATTTTCTCTCAGTGTGATGATCCTCAGAAAATGTGGATTGGAGAAATTATAGAAACAGGCGAAGACAAATATAATGATTGGAAGAAAAAGATACAAAGTTTAAATTACATCTTCAAACAAGAGATGATGAAACTTTGTAGTGATAATGATTTTAATTCTTTGTTTGAGTGTAAGAATGGTAAACATCCGATTATTGTCAAAGAACATTTAAAGAAAAATATTACAACAGAGACATTAGTAATATTAGATGGTATGCTTGGATACAAAAAAGATTTTGATGACAAGTTAGATGACTTTGTATGGAAAACCGTCAGTATGAAACTTGACAAATACAAACCTTTTTTGTTAAATAATATTAACCTTAAAAAATACAAACAAACCCTCAAGGAGATTGTAGTTAAATGAAGTTTGATTCTAGCAGTGAGTTTTTCGATTCAGAGATGGTTCAAGCCAGTCTTGAAGAGATCAAGGAACTTCAAGATCTAATCACAAATAGTATCATTGATACAGCTTTTTCTCCCATGACAGGTTATGAGGAGGATGAGTCAGAACAACTTGATTTGATTGAGGAGTTGTTAGAGAAACAAAAACTTATGTACTTCAGATGCAAAATTTCTAATGATGAAGATGCCATGTTGGTCGCAGAAAATATGAGAGATTCTTTAAGACAAATGGGTATGCCTAGAGGTGCAACTGTAGAACAAATGTTTGATAATTTAAAGAAGTCAATAAGAAATTTAAGAAATACGCTTGACAATAAATAATAGTGTGTTATATTAATAATGTTGGACGCAACATGGGAGTGACTGAATAAACTTACTGGCAACCGCTGGTTAAGGTGATGAGACACAGGTGGTGCTGCTGCTCGCAAGGGTAGAACCGATCAACCAATCGGGTCTCAGGCAATGACGTATTTACTTACTGTAGTAATGCCCGTTATTTGTTGGTACACAGGAATCCAACCTCCCTCTTTATTATTCCTAATTGAATAAT